CATCTCCTACTCTATCATTGCCGGAATGAGCAGCGCCCATAAGTACCACGCCGATCCCGTCCATTTCATTCCAATAATTACTGCAACTGTCGTAATTATCCATGCAAGTATCTTTGTATATTTATCTTCCATTATCCTTTATACCTTTCCGGAAGCGGCATCCACGCCACAACCTTATATGGTTCTCCCTGTTCATCGAACCAGACACCAGTCTGGGAATAATACAGCGTTGTTGCCTTATCAGCTCCCTCGATCGTGACCAGAAACTCCGCTGCATATGCACTTCTGACATATGATTCTATGAACTCCCGTTGATCTGGGAGTCTTTCTGTTGTTGGAATCCATCCGTTACTCATTATTCTCTGCCTTTCTTCATGAAATCATGATAAATTTGGTTGTTCTCTATATGCACGAAGGCGTCAAAATCCAAATCTTTTTGCCTGACACTTCCGTTCTCAAATGGATAACTTCCATCCATCATTGCTTTTACATCTTGCAATTCTGCTATGAGTGCATCTATGCTTTCCGTCTTTGTGAATGTCAGGATAACTTCCGCCTGCTCTGTATCCCATGTATCTTCAACTGGAACTTTTTCACCTATCTCATGTGGTTCCTGTGTAATACAGCACAACGCTCCGATGCCACCGCTCAAAGCGCCAGTCATTCTGATATCACCTGTTCCGAACTCCATTTTTGCTTTGCCTTTAATCATTGGTTTTTCCCCTTTTCTTTCATGTACTTCAGAATTTCTTTTTTTATCATCTTGGCGTATTTTGGATGATCGCATCCAAACATAATGCATCCGTTATACTTTGTGCCATTGCCCGGATCGTCATGATCTACACTCAGCCTGCAATTTTCCGGACAGCATTCGCCAACATCATGTTCTTTGCAATAATCTCCCATTGCCAGTAAGAAGTCTTCGATCTTAACTTTCATCCAGTCCACCTCGCTTCACTATTTCAATTGCCATATTTATAGCGTGCTCTTCACTCATATCTCCATCCCAGCACTCATTGAGACATTCGCAATATCCGCAGTACTCACAAGCTCCATCAAGCTTTAGCTGCTCTAAGTTAGAGACAACATTCTCCACGTCAAATGCTGTCGGCTGGTTATCTACCAATTCGCAAAGTGCATTAGCTTTGTTCGGTGGATAATTGTTCAGGATTGCCATTCCTGCTATCTGTTTTTGAAATTCATCCGCATCAATCAGTCTCATCAATTTCACTCCAATCAAATTTACAACCACATTCGCCACAATAGTTGTTTCTGCTTTCCGCATCCGACATTACCTGTTTGCCACACATAGGGCATTCGTAGTCGATATCTCCGTTCAGTTGGTCTAAGATAATCGGCTTTACTGGAATCTGCTTTTCCAACGCAACGAGAGCCATTCGCACAGCTGCATCATGCTTTCTTGCACTGATAGCTGCTTTCGGAACTTCTGTATGTATGTCTTTCTCCAATATCTCCATAGCTTCTTCAATTTCCATCTTTTTCTCCTTTATCTCAACTGATTCTTTTGCATTTCTTCGAAGATTTTCTTGCAACTTTTCTGTTGATCGAGTTCTTTCAGATGCTCAACACGATTATTCCATATCTCAATAGCTTCCTCTTTGGAATTCGCTCCGTGTACCGCATAGCAATCTTCCTCGGACGTATCTATTGTTGTTCCATGTATTCCATCGTAGTGGCAGTATCTCGGACAGCCAGCCGACCATCCGAAATAAAATCCGTCTACTACATCTCTTGAAAGATATGCTTTCGTTCCACATCTAGGACATGGTTTTAATTCGCTCATATCATTCTCCTTTATAAGGTTCCGGCAACGGCATCCATGCAACAATTGTTTTTGCCGTGTGTTCATAGATTCCTTGAAAGATTCCATTTCCCCAATATCTCATCTCTGTTACTGTTCCGCTGTAAAAGCATACAATTACATCCGTGTTATCCTCCGGCATCCTCTCACTGCATGGAATCCACTGAGTTTCTTTCAGTGCATGTATCCCCATTCCAATGGCCTCTACTGTTTCCTCAGACCATCCCCATTCAAGATGTTTAACTAATCTATCTATTGCTTGTTGATTGTTCATCTTTGACCTCCTTATACGGTTCCGGCAACGGCATCCAGGCTTTTATATCTTTCCAATCGTTTCCACCTTCCAGGTAATGCCCTATAATATCAATGCAGTTTGCATCGGCCCATACCCTTTTTCCGTCTGTTACTATTATTTCTTCACCATCTTCCGGCATCTGGCAGTCCAGATAATAGACTATATCATCCGGGATTCCTTCCTCTTCCCGTTCGGCATCCAATATCACGTGCCATTTCACCGGAATCCATTTCGAGATCATTCCAGTCTCTTCTAAATCCTCATATTCTGCCAGCTTATTACAGCACGCCTGGTGTCCGTTTTTTCTCAAATCCATTCTTGGTATAGCGTGTCGGTCTTCTCCTTCGCCAATCCATTCTGTCAATCTATCCATTGTTACCCCTTCCTGCGCCACGATTCCATGCCTTCCATTCCTTCTTTACTTGTCAACTGCTGCCACTCCCAGTTTATATAGCTCCTCACAATCCCTTTCTGATTCCTGATCTGCACATGGTGCGGATAGATTCCAAGAATCGTGACTTTTTCCGTGGCGAGTCTGGTTTTACCTCCCTTCTGGGAAATCCTGCGCCTTAACTGTACTTTATCTCCAACTTTCATTTTTTGTTCCTTTCCGTCTTACCTTGCGCATTTTCTTGCTTACCGGGTAAATGAACGCCCGCATATTGCCCGGTTTAGTCGTCTTCCTCTTCATCTTTCTCGCCCTCCCGGTTCTCTAAAATGATTCCATTTGCATTTATGTCTCCGTCCGCTTTTACCAGAATGTACCTTTCTCCGTTAATCATCTCTAAAGTAACAAGGTCCGTTCTGTCTGCGCTTACTGTTACATGTGCATCCGGAAGACCAATCTCAAATGTCTTCGTGCTCACTGTGTTTTCCGCATCGATTTCAGCCGCGTCACAGTCTTTTGTTTTTTCTGCTGCCAGTTCCGGATCTATCCCGATGCTTTTTAATACGTTTTCCAGCTCCGTGCCTTTTAATATCCGGTTGTCGGATTCTGCTTTTATTTCACGGATTCTTCCAAGGTAATGATAAATATCTTTCGCCTGTTCCAGGCTTACTTTTCCGTCTGCTGCATTTAACCCTTCCTTAAAAGCTTCTTTCTGCTCTTTTGGTGTGGATGGCATCCCGCATCGGAGTGTCTGCGTGATCAGGCCTGCGTCCGGTTTATCCGGAACTTTGCTGTAGTACCAGATATGTTCCGGATCTTCGTGGCGGTCTGTAAATGCCGGATATAAAAATCCTTGTGTCGGCATACTTACTACCCAGTCTCTTGTACGTTCCTGAATATCTGCCAGTTCTGGTTTATAAGATAATCCTGCTGCTGATAAGCTTACCGGGCAGATACATCCGATCATGTACTCATAAACCTCTTCACTTTCATCCAGATCCGCTCCGTCCGTGGCAATTCCCGGAATGTCGTAGATTCCACTGGCAATTAGAATCAAAGAATACCCTTTATTCGATATGCCAATAGACTCTGCAATCTCTTCCAGGAAGATCTGGCGTACATCATTGTCTTCTAATCCTGTTTTTACAATCGTGGCCAGATGCTGCTTTCTTATTTTCTCCTTAAAATCCAGCTGAAACATATTTCTTCCAGGCTTTCCAGATAAAACCTTTTTGAAGATATCCAAGTATTTGAATGTTTCCGTCTCTTCGAGACTTAAAAAGTTTTTGACAAATTCCAACCGACAGTCCCTGTTATTGTCTACGATATAACCTGTTATCTTAGTGATGTTGCATAATTCTATCCTCATGTTTCTTTTAAGCTCAAACAGCTCTTTCTTCATGTCGCTCCTTTCTGGCTGCCGCACCGGGCAGCCATGCACTCTGCGAAATTGTGATATATTAACTTCCTGTGGTGCCTATAAATAATTCTTTCCGGCGTTTTTCATCCATTCTTCCCTTGTATGGGTTCTTTCGTAAACCTCCTGGGCTTTCGCCATCAGGATCCTCGCGTTCTTGGCATTGTTATGGACTGCTGCCGGTCCGTTCCGGTGATGTTTCAGGCAGAGATTTACTTTTAACCCTTCCGCCTCTGCAAATGCATGGGTGTTACCAAACAAAACATGATGCTCTTCCAGATATGGCTTGTACGTAAAATCTCCATCCAGTAACATGCACAGATAGCACCGACGATCGCCTTTTGGCTGCATAATGCTTTTTTTGTGCTTCTTACGTTTCTTCTTGGTTGGTTTCGGAAACATCATATTCACCAGATAACACCTCCCCG